ATGTACTTTACCATCTGCATAGTTTTAAGACCCAAAGCTGTAATAATTAGTGTATATATTGTTGTTAAAAGTATTGCAGAATATCCTAAATATGTAATGTTGCCTGTTGTTTTAGAAAATCTCAAAAGTCTCACTTCCTTTGTATGATCTTGTATAATATTGTTCCAAACCTAAAAGCTTCTATGTATTATGAATGCCTTTTATCAAAATCTACATATGATTAAGAAGCCCCTCTCTAGTGAGAAGGGCTTTTAAAACTGATGGCCTAACAGCGAACTATCTTTTCCCCGGTCTTCTATTTCTATCAAGGTCAAAAACCAGACAATGAATCCAAACCATATAATTGAAGCCACAACCGCGACGCCAGCTGCACCTATATAGATTAAATACCAAACCAGAACGCTGAAGAAAACTGTAACTGCCAGGCAAGTAACTGAATATAAAAGATTTAACATCTTTCATTCCTCCTTTATAAACAACTAAATACGCTAAAAATAACACAAAGGGTTCTTGAATAATTTGATTGTTCCAAAGTGGAACTTTTTTTGTTTATGAAAAAAAATAATGCCCCGGATTGTTCATCCAGGGCTGACCTTTAGATTATTTTGCACGAAATATTACTGCCTACCAATCCATCAATTGCTAAACCATGATGGGCTGATTTTCCATAACCACTCTCGATCGAAAAAGGGTTTATTTATTATTTGACACGTAAGCGCTGACCAACATAGATAGTATAGTCTGCATCAAGATTGTTCCAATCCCGGATCTGCTGGATTGTGCTCCTATAGGTTCTGCTTAAAGAATATACAGTATCTCCAGAAACAACAGTGTGGTAGACCGCTGAACTTTTCTTGGGAAGATTAAAGCTCTTCACAATTCCATTAACATGGCCACGGGCTAAATTTTCAATAAATGTGCTTGATTTTAACTTCGCTGCATCATTGGCATTGTCAATAAATCCATTTTCAGTTAACAAAGCAGGCATCGATGTTTCACGAAGTACATGGAAGTTTGCCTGCTTTTTACCGCGATCATTAAAATTTACCAGCTTAATTACTTCAGAATGGATATTGTTTTGATAGGTGGTAGTTGGTGCTCCAACTCCTGGATAAATGTAATCTTCATAACCTGTTCCCCCGCCTGCGTTAATGTGGACTGATAAGAAGAAATCAGCTCCCCATGCATTGGCAGCATTCGTACGCTCAGATAAGGAAACTGTTTGATCTCCAGTTCGGCTCATGCGGATTGAAACATTATCATATTCAAGGGTTAAAATATCTTTTATACGTGTGGCGATTTGAAGTGTTAAATTCTTTTCCTGAAGACCATTTCCTACTGCACCTGGATCTGTGCCGCCGTGACCTGGATCAATAAAAAGTTTTACCATATTTAATCACCTCTAATAATATTTTTATTCACAAATCTATTAACAGATTGTACTACTGCCCTTCTCACATACCAATCACCCCTTTTAGTGCACAAGAAAAGCCACCCAAAAGGGCAGTTTATTTAGGCCACTGATAACGCTTAGCTTGTTGACTATCCTCGATTCCCCTCGTTGTAGGATCATTCAAGGCATTCCACACACTGACCACTATCAGCAATAAAACATATGGATTAGAAAAAGCTCCTACTATCAAATTAATAACAGAACCCCAAGTAGTGAGGTCCTGTGCAGTTAAACCGAAATAACCGAGTATTGGTGAAAAAAAAGCTAGAAATAATTGTGCAAGAAACACAGGATTCTTAAAGCGAACCTTCCAATTTATCAATTTATTGTCCTCCTCTTAAAACGTTATAAAAAATAGCGATTGCTCCCCCGATTAAACCGGTGCAAATTGCTGTAATAATGGCACCTGTAATTGTTCTTTTGATCCAGGTTGTATTCTCATCAATTTTATTGAGTTTTTCATTTATGGAAGTAATCTGCTGATCATGCCGATCTGTTACTCTTTCCAATTTGTTGACACGGAACTCAATATCCTTTATATCACCCTTCAATTCAGCAAGTTCTTGATTATATGTGTTTACTGGTATCGCCTCTTGTTTCACCTATTTTCACTCCTTTGAAGACAATAAAAAAGAACCCTTAATTTTTAGGTTCTTCTGCATCCTCGACTTCCTTGGATTCAATAAGTTTGTTTTCAAGTTCCTGGATTTTTTGCTGCAATTCTTTGTTTTGAGAAACCGCACTATCAAATTGTGCCTTCAAGATAATATTTTCGTATTTTAGTTTTCCGAGTTCACTTTGTAGATAAGGGTCTATAGAAAATTTTTTATAATGTTCGTTCATTGAATACCATCCTTTTCAATTTTAGATTCTAATTCTTCAACCCTTGCAAATAACTCCTTGAAAAGAGGAATGAATAAAACAGGTAACCTGTCGTAATGGATCCCTTCTAATTCCCTCTCCCCATCTTCATTTGGATCACTAAAGGTAACAAACTTTTTAAGCCCTGCTTCATAAACATCTTCAGCTATCAATCCGGGAATAGGATCAATACAAGAAATGCCCTCTTTCTCCCAATCGACTGCTTCACCGTTCGCTTCTTTTTCTAGCAAACTTGCATATGCTTCTGTATTGAATCTGTCAAACCAAAGTTTGGGTGTCAGCTCCAAGATCTTCTTTGCTTCAGATTCAGGAATTGCTTGCTCATTGATTTTGTATTTCCTTGCAGAAGAAGCCCTTCCGATCGAACCGTTATTTGCCACAATCATATTTGCTGAACCTGTAATGGTTCGGTTGTAAATCGTTGTTGACCAAACCCTTGCACCGCCTGAATCCTGACCTACATAGAAGTTCCCAGAACCGCCAAAGAGATAAATATTCCCTCCGGCTATTTCGTTTCTAAGAGTTATATCGTTGCTAGATGAACTTCCGTATCCAAAATAAGCGCTTCGTGAAGCCGTTCCCTTGAAAAACTCCACATAACAATGTGTATCGCCAATAAGCTGCAGCAAGTCGCTATCTGCTTTTATATACAGTTTTCCTTCAACATTTGTAGCACCTTTGAAAACAAAGTCTCCTGAGTTCAGAATGTTAAATTTCATCCCATTTGGAGAAGAAAGTAAAGTCCTTTTTCCAAGTTGCCTATCTTCCCTTATGTCAAGGATAAGACCTTTATATTCAGGATCCGTTGCATTTACTTTACTTAGACCAACCCCTAGCCTGTCAGCGTGGATATACATTGGGTAACCCGTTATAGATCCGTCTAATGAATCTTTAACCCCTACAATGTCAGAAGCTAACAGTCCGGATTCAAAAATTGTGTCTCCTGCTTCATATTTGTATTCATAAGGAAAGAGATTCCCATGGATAAGATAAGAAATATAATCCTCTCTCAGTTTCTCTCTTATTCCGACCCCGTTTGAAAAATCTAACCTCCCAGATCTCATATAGGTACTTCTAACATTTTCATAATCTCCAGGTGCAGCGTAACTGTCTTGGGAAATCGAACCATTAAAAATAGTTGTAATTTCGGTTATTGCATTAGGATCATCCATGGTCATTATAGTTGCGGTTTCTCCATACATACGGATATCTCCACCGTAAAAAGTACCTGCTCGGATAGTAGGTGAATTGATAGAAACCCCGGCTTCCAGTGTTCCAGCAAATTTAACATTTCCGTTTTCATCAACCATGAATTGATCATTGACGTTCAAACCTTCCCACGCTTTAAGATTCTTAACTTCAATGTCACCCTGAACAATTAAGTTCCCTCTAAGCCTGATTCTTACGTCTGTATCTTTTACATAAAGTTGAGTACCTGAAGTTGTTGTGTAAAAAGACATTGTAAAATAAATCGGCTTTTTGTCTGAATAAGCGCCTTCAGGAATTTTCCTTGAAAATTGAACTTTTGTAGGGGTATTGGCAGAAACGGGTTGAATTTGATGAAGAAGAAACGGATCTGTCCAACTGCCTCCACCTTCAAAATAAACAGTTATTGTCGCCGTCAAACTTGGCGCTGTTCCAGAAGTATTTTTGGCATAAAGCATGAAATCAAAAGCAATTTCATCCCCTTCGTTTGGTGCAGGCCTGTTATATTGGTCTGAATCTGTATCTTCCATTAGATAGATCCAATCCCTAAGAATAGAGTAAGCGTACCAAATTTCTCCATTTAGTGTATATGGTTTCATCCATCCATATAGCCCTTCTTCAGCTGTTGAAATGTTGGCCCCAAGCTGCGCCCTTACATCAATTCTTGCAACGTTTAAATAATCTGAAGTGATTTTAGTTGCGCTTATATCGCCAATTTTTGCATTTGTAACAGCTAAATCCGCTATTTTGGCAGTATCAACAGCTAAATTAGCAATTTTTCCATTTGTTACAGCAAGATTTTGTATATGCCCGGTTCCAACGGCTAAATCTGCAATGGCTGCTGATCCAACTGCAGCTTTCTTAATATCCGCTGAATCAATGACAATCTTGTTTGCTGAAGTTCTGTCAAGCTTGTTATTCCCAACTGCTCCCCCTGCTAATTTTTCGGCTGTCACAAGTAAGTCAGCAAGATCAGAAGAACCAATCCGGGCTGTTGTGGCTGTCTTTTCGTCAGAGATTGGCCCTTTTGCATCTGCCCTGTTTACCCCTCTAACTCTCACATAATATTGCTGATTTGGTGCGCCTTCATATGTGAATACACTGGCGACAGTCCGGGCCACAAGGTTTGAATCATCAGGAATAAAGCCTGGAACTGTCGAAACAAAAACCTCATATTCTTTGATATAGCTTCTAAACTCTGCATCCCATTCAATAATGACTTTAGAAAATGCGCCCGTTGCTGTTACGACTGGTTTTTTTGGTGTAATATCGGCAAAATCAGAATCATCAATTTCCCCGCCACCATCATCCCAAACCCCAGTTCTTCCATCCACCTTGCTTTCTATACTTTTCAATCTTGAAGCAAGATCAGTGAACAAAGGAAGAAAATTTCCAAGGATGATTTCTGTGTTTTCAGGATTTGCTAAATCCCGTTTGATTTCTATAACTCTTGCTTCAACCCTTAAAGCAGGCTTGAATTCTTTATCAATAACAAAAACAGTATCTCCAAGCCTAACTTTTTCATGAGAAAGCCCGGCAACTTGTTCCAAGTCCAGAACGTTCATTTCATAAGTGATTCTTGGTGTGTTTGTGCTTTGCAGGGCATTCCATGTTTTATCCAATAAAGCTTCTGAATCCGTTTCTTCTCCATCTTCAAAGATTCCGAACCTGTGTATTTTCTTCCCTGTGTCTGGATCAATGCGCCCAAATCGTTCAAGGGCTACCGGATCCCCAACCCACTTTTGGCCAAAAGGCTTATCAACAGGATCAATGCCTGAACCATTCCAAACTACATCCGTAAAGTCAATGCGCCTTGTATAGCCTCCTACTTCTGTTTCCTCACCTTTTCCCCGACCATAAAGTGCCGTTTTCAGGTTAGAAGTATCCACAGTTCTTTTAATGGAAACCAGATCTTTTGTGAATTCAAACCGCTTCCCAGTATCAGCTCCCCGCCTTGCAAGGAGATCCACAAAACGCCCTGTAATGGCTGAACCGTCAAAGTTTATGCGTTTCTTTAGTTCCCCTCCCCATGTACTGATTATCTTCTGAATTGAAGAAATGGCAGATTCATAGTAAAAATTTGTTGTTCTTAGGCCAAGATCCGCAACGGTTCCTTTTTTGAACCGGCTATTTGAAAGGGCATCATCCATGGCACTGTCTGCTGTACCATTAACAGTTCGCAAATCTTCTATTATGTCGTCATTCATTTCAAAGAAAGCATGTTCCGCATCAGCCCTTGTGACTATTTCAGTTCCATTATGTTCTTCCTCGATTTTGTAAATCTGGAATAACTGAAAATCTCCATCTTCGTCTTTGAATGCTACAAGGTTGTTTTCTTTAACATGTGCTGCCGCTTCATGATCTGCGGGAACTGAAAACTCAAATGTATGATCTTTATTTAATTGTTCTGTGTGAACGGCATCAAAAAAAGGGCATTTCCCGCTGTTGTCATTTTGCAAAACAGCAAGAAGCTCTTCTGATTGACCTTCCAGTATAAAAAGTTTGTTCATTTATAGCCACCTTCTTACATAAACAAGGCTTACTGTACTAACCCCGGCAGGTGTAACAGTTAAAGTTGTATCTCCCGGATCCAAAGAGAAAAAATCTGAATTAATATCAAGTGCAGTCATTAAGTTTGTTGTGCCGTTATAAGTAATTGTGCCAACTTGACAATCAATCACAACCTCATCGCCAGCCACAAAATTACGCACAATCCGTAGAAATTCATTAGAATTCTTTCCAATCTTTAATTCAGTAGCTGAAGCCGAAAAATCGACTGTGATAATAGGAAATGCTTCTGCCGTTCCTGTATTATTAATTGTTGCAGAATCGTTTGAAATCGTTGCAGAACTTTCTGTTATGGAATAAGCAAATGGATCCGGGCAAAGGAATTCGATCTCTGCCACCCGCTTTACGAACATGCCCTCAAAGTCGCTATTATCAGTTGCAACCGCATAATATTTCTTGTCTGGTTCATCATCGAAAATTAATTCTTGTGGCCCATCATGAGGATTAAGCCATGTAGCAATATCCCTTATTTTACTTCTGAAATTAGAAAGAGAAGAACCATTAAGCGTCATTCTCACCCTGATTCTTCTTTCCTGAAATCTATAGCCAAAATAATGAACCCCATGCTTTGAAGCTGTTTGTACTGTTCGGCTTTCAATGTCGGGGAGTGTATCACGACCTGGTATATTTATAATCCTTATCTCTTTTGAAGTTGAATGAATCCCTTTGAAGAAAAATCCCCAACTCATGGATTAACACCCCCTACACGTAAAGCCCTGTTTTCTAAGCTTGCCAGCTTTTGAGAAATGCCTCTTGCATCCTTTTCAGTTCGGACATTCGGCATAATAAGTTGAATGGTTTTTTGAACATCTCCTGAAGCTGAGTTTGAGACTGGCATGTTATCCGCAATCTTCTGTCCAATCATTCCTAAAACGGATGGAGAAAGTGGGATGGCTGCTTCATCATACATTTTGTTATCCCCTAACCCATAAAGACCTGGGCTGTTTGGAGGAACAATTCCACCCTTTGCCAGCCATTGAACATCAAAGTCAGGATACTGAACACCCATAAAACCTGTTTTCATAGATACACTTACTTTCGGAAGCTTCGGCTTAGGGATTTTGATTTTCATTTTGTTAAATGCTCGAACAATTGTGTTGATGATTCCAAGGACTGTATCTTTAGCTGTTTCAATCGGATTAGTAATGAAATCTCTTATTTTATTGAAGATGGTAGAAACGGCCGTCTTTAAACCATTAAAAGCAGATTCTGCCCCGGACCTTAAACCTTGAGCGCTATTCACTACACCTGTTTTTATGGATGTCCAAATTGATTTGATAACTCCACTAAATGACTGGAATATGGTATTACCTCTTGTCCTAAACAAGTTGAATAGCGTGATTACAGCGTCTACAAAATCATCCACAAGGTTCCATGCGCTATTACAGGTATTCTTGAAGAAGTTAACAATCGAGGTGCCAAACTCTTTAATGAGATTTACTCCGCCCTTAACAAAAGCACCGATTCCCTTTAGAATCCTGCCGATAAACATCAAGTTCAAAAGGTTCCAGATAAACTCTACAGCGCCACCCAGCAATTGCTTAATGCCATCCCACATCATGGACCAATCACCAGTAAACAAGCCTGAAAACACCTTGATGGCACCCATGATAATATCCAGAGCACCATTAATTACACCTTTGATGCTATCCCAAACCATTTGGACAACAAAAAGAACCGCTGGCATAACAAAATCAATGACGGCCTTGATTCCATTGAATACATTTGTAACAGCCTCGAGGAATTGCGGACCGACTTCATCCCAGAATTGCTTTATCTGAGCAATTTTTTCACCTATAAAACTAGCGACAACCTCAAAGACCTGAAGGCCAATCTCCTTGATTTTGAGAAAGGCACCATTTACTTTATCTCGGAAAGTCTCAGAATTTGTGTATGCAGCGACTAAAGCTCCTACAAGTAACGCTATGCCAGCAATTACTAGTGCTATTGGGGCTGTTATCGATCCAAAGAGTCCAGCAAGGACTCCGACACCTTGAGCGACAAAACCAATTACTGTTAATAGGGGTCCGAGCGCAGCAAGAAGAAGGCCAATAACCACCACAACATTTTGAGTAGTAGGGGATAGGTTGTTAAACCAATCAGATAGCTGTTTAATTGCATTGGTAACTATCGGAAGTACCCGGTCAGCCATATCAAGCAATATATGACCAAGTGGCTCTAGAGACAACATCATGTTTCTATACATCTTTTGCAGTCGTTCCACAAAGTTATTATGAAGCGCACCAGCTGCTCTTTGTGTCGTTCCCTCCAAGCCTTTGATGCTCTTGCTGGCTCCAGCCATGGAAAAGATAACCTTTTCTCTCAGATCTTCGTACTGGGTTCCGAAAAGATCCGTAGCAAGCTGGTTCCTCAAAGTGGCGTCTTCAACTTTCATCAGTTTGCCAATGATTTCTTGAAAAGCTTTATTTCCTTCTTCTCCGCCTTTGGCTATTTTGCCAACATACTCTTCAGCGTTTAGCCCCATCGACTGGTAGGCTTCTACAGTAGCCCTGTCAAGCGCTCCCATTCTCAGATGGCTTTCCTTGATGGCGTCCCCAACTTTATCTAGAGACCATGCGCCTGCATCAAACCCTGCTTTCAGAGCATTTAAGGTTTGCTCCCCAGTATACCCAAGCTCACTAAACTGTGGGCTGTATTCTCGAATGGTATCTAAGAATTCGCCTGTGTAATCCAGACCGTTCTGAAATCCCCAGGTAAGCATATCCATGGCTTTTGAGGAATCCACTCCAAAGTCCTTCATAAGTTGTCCGGCTGCCCGGGTTGATTCATTCAAGTCAGCATCAAAACGTTCAGCTAACATGTATGCGCCTTGAGTGACCTTGGATAAATCCTCATCATTTAAGTCACCCATATTATTACGGACCGTAACAATGGCATCTGAGACTTCTTCGAGACTTTCTCCCCAACCTTCTACCCAAACATCTTTAGCCACTTCTACAAGTTTTTTTGCTTCTTTTTCTGTTAACCCGAGGCCGGCTTGTACTCTTCCCGTAGCAACATCTACATCATTAGCAAACTTCATGGCTGCACCACCGGCTGCTGCCAATGGAAGAGATAAATACTTACTTAAATTCTCCCCGGTTGTCCTAAGACTTTCGCCAACTTCACTCATTCTGGTTTGTAAATCTCGAAACCCTTGCACCACGCCATCATCATTTATCCTGGTGTCGATTTCAATACGGCCATCAGCCATCTTTCTTCACCACCTTGGCGTTTGCTCTGAAAGTATGAGCCAGAGCATCAAAAGCACTATCGATTTGTTCAGCTGCAGGGCGATCATCGAGTGAATACAACCTTTTCATTTTTTGAACATGCTCGATATATTCTCTGGAGGATTCCTTACTATTAGGGACCTTCATTTCTCTGTAGCCAATGACTTGCTTTAGCTTTGATTTATCATCTAGATGGGCTAACAAGGCATGAAACTTCTTCCAATGCAGTTTCCCATGCATCTCAAAGAGATCTATTTTGTAGCAAGCAAAAAAAGACGCATAAATCAAATCAGCGTCCTTTTTGAAATCATATATTTTCTTTTTCTTTTCACCTTGCTCTTCCAGGTTGATATCCAGAAACTCCTCCATCAGGAACTTAAAGAGCTCAAATCCTTCTTCCCACGATTGAAAATATGATATTTCCTCAACCACAAGCATAGTGATTGCCAAAAATGGTTTTTCTTCCTCAAAGAAAGCATCGTCATCAAACATTTCGAATAACCGCAGCACGTTATCGAACGCTAAATCAACATGATAAACCTTTCCTTCCCATTCGAATGAATCCTCAAATTCATCCGTAAGAAGAAAACTCATCGTTTATTTCCTTTTTGGCGCTGCTTTTTGTGCTTAATGTATTTATGTGCACGTTCTTTGCGTACTTTATTGGTTTTTTCTCCGACTAATTCGGCCAGGAATTCTACAAGGTCCATCATGTTAAAAAGCGAACGGCCAGACTGCTCATATAGCTTATTGAAGCTGCCATCACCCAGCAATTTATCTATGGCCTTCCTTGTTAGGTCAGTAGCATGCTCAAACTGTTTAAGCTCATCATCTTTTGCTAGTTCGCTGGTATTTACAGACTGCATTTTTTGCGATTCGGCATAAAACTCATTGAAAGATTTTCGATATTCTTTTAGCTTGGCATCTGAAAAATCGATTTTATATACTTCACCATTAATCTTTAATTCTTCATAGGATTTTTTAAAATCAAATGACCGCATACTATCATCCTTTCAAATTAAATAAGAGCAAAATAAAACGGCTCTTATCATATTTAAGGTGCTGCTGGTGGCTCGTATGACGGACGCCCATTGAAGTGGATCTCAAACGAAATTTCACCCTTTGCCCCGGCGTCTCCAGACGGCTGACTAATATTGGCAATCGTGCAATCACCTTCGAAAATGCCACCATCAGGCTCCGTCCACCTGAATTGGGTACGGCGAGAGTTGCCAAGTTCCAGCACTTTGCTGAAAATATAATCTTGTGCAGCATCACCATAATAACGGTGACCAGAAAAGGACAGGACAGTTTGAGCACCAATCACATCGGTTTCCCCGTATCCATCCCCATCCATGTATTTATCCTGGGACAATTCCTCATTGTTTGCAGGTTCTGCAGACGCAATACCCGCTGCGATCCTTGCGTATGAACCAGGATCAATTCCAGGCGTAGTATTTATTTCAAATTTATGCTTATTCATTAATTCAAAAGGCACTTGGTTCCCTCCTATTCAAGCTCTGCTGTAAAGAGAGCCGTGTAAATATATTCGTCATGTTCGGTTTTTTCAACGTAATTAGGCAGTGTATAACACTCACATTTGATAAAAGAAAAACTGCCATCAGAGGATATAATCGCCCCTTTGGACAGTCCATCCAGAACCTTAAAAATTGCCTGTATCGTGTTATAGCAAACTATGTGATTACTATCCTTCACCAGGATTTGAAAGCTGAAATCAGCCGTTTTCCCTTCGATAAAACGAGTGTTCATGGTTGAAGGTGTTTGTCGGATTGCAACCGCTGAAGAATCGCTATCTAAAACAGGTGAATTAATGGGTGCATTCAGCTGCACGTTGTCTTCGATGTAGTCCATGACTCTTAAAAGAAAATCCATTGCTAACCACCTACAATCTACTGAAGTAATCCAGGTAATTTCTCTGCACATCTTCTATCCAGCCTTCTTTTCTTCGGGCCTTTGCCGCTTCGAACCATAGTGCCTGGGCGTTTGGGTTAACTTCTTTCCTGAAATTAATATCCGGATTGTAGTATAGTTTTCGTGCATATTTTGTGCTCCAATAGATTCTCCCCTTGCCAATTAAACTAGAACGGATAGAGGACCGCTCAAGTTCACCGGTATCTTTAGGAATAAAATAATTGGAGTCTTTCAGGACGTCATTATCCAATTGAAGCTGGGTCGCACGCAGAGACCTGTCATGCCGCCTCCTCAGTCCCGGAATGTTAAGGGATGTTTGGACATTAAACTGAATCATTTAAACCAACTCCACTTCGTAATGGTGGAGAGAAAAGGCGTGAACTGGATTAACCTTGTTTACCGTCATCCTTTGACCTTGGAATGTCACCTTGGATTTCTCTTTAAATTCAAAAAGTGCCTCAGAGTACGAGTTCACAACATCAAAAAAGAGCAAAGACTGAAAAGCCTTTTGCTCTGCGATATTGGACCGTTTAATATTCGAAACCGGCTGAACCAGGACATTTGAGAGAGTAATAGGCTGCTTGTATTCTTCATCCATCCTGCCCTTTCCCAAATACTCTTCATAGGTAACAGAGTGGATTAAAACCTTTTTAGGAATAGGCTTAACCACGGACCGTCACCCCTCTATTTAGGAAGCCGGTTGCCCTAAGGTAAGATACAGCAGCCGGACTAATTGGACTATGAGCATTTCCACCTTCAGAATAACTGAAGGCGCCAACGGAAACATTTGCAGGACCGCTTATTCCATGGACAACCGACTCCCCTACACTCGACAAATACTCAACCTGAGCAGCCACTGCCTTTTTAAAGTTCAGCTGAATTACTTGGTGCATAGAATCAAGATCAAGGTAAACAAGAGCAAAATTTGTAATATGATCAATGGAATCACACGCCCTCTCTAATAAACGAGGAAAGGCACCCTCATCTATTGGGGTGCCCATATACACATCAGTGTAAAAAGATTTGTCAATGTAAGGCATGATTAATCATCCTTTTTATCATCAGAATCTTTTGCTTTTGTCTTCCCTGATTTTCTTATAGACTCAGACTTTTTCGGCTCCTCCTCATGTGCCATGTCCTCATTCTGTTTGTTTTCTACTGGTTCATCAGCAAGATTTTCCACCTTATAACCTCGATTCTTAAACCACTCTAGCAACCATTTATTCTCGGTTTCAGCTTCTCCATTAATAAATTGAAGGGATGCGCTATTCCCGTTGTAGTTAGGATTAGGGCTTTTAATTTTAGCCATAAAAAACGCTCCTTCCTTTATTGAACTTTAATATTCCGGAGAACACCGGCTTTTCGGGTTGCTTTAAGGGCAACAGCTGCCACCATTTCGACTTCACCAGTTTTAACAGCTCCTGGAGAGTTAAAATCAGGCAAGAAAGTTCGAATCACTTTATTACCGGTTGGGGACACACCATGGAATCCATCCATGCCAAGAGAAACAGCATATAGATCTGTTAATCCTGTTTGTTCAGTACCAACCGTACGATTAACGATCGGGACAACTGGAATGGTTGAAGTACCATCATAGAAATACTCAAGATCAAGCAGTGGGATTCCATCATATCCTGTTACGGTGCGTCCAAAGCCATCCTCTGTCTTAGTCGCGTAACCAGCTCGGCGGGCAACCGATTTGATTTTGGTGATTAACTTGCTGTTCCCCATTAGCATGGTTGGCCGGCCATCTAATTCAGCTAGGAAATTATCGATTTCATCCAGTAAAGCAAACTTCTTACTGTCTAAGCCTGCTTCATCTGAAAGATCAATAACAGAATCAGTGTTTAATTCGGTATTAGAACCAGTAAGCGCCTTGTCTAACCCATCAAATGCTTTGGAATCCACAGCTGAATCACCATTAATTACAGTATAATGAAACAGATTTGCTGCTCCTTTAATCTTTTGCTGCATTTGGAAGTTCATTTCGTTAATTTGACCACTAGTATCTTGAATTACACGATCAATTTTAAACGCTCCCCCAAAGATTTTAAGATTTACGTATTGATTCTCACGGTCTGCTTCATTTGCTGTGTATTCGCTGTTAATTTCACGGAATCCAGCAGTGGAAGGAGTTTTTAAACGAGTGTAACCGTAAGTTAAGGTTGATCCACCCGTACCAGGTGAAACAGCATTATCGAATGTTAGCTGATCTAAAAGGAAGGAAGCACGACGAAATTCATCAATAACCTGTTGGTCAATATGGTCTGCCATTCCAACCTTTGCTTGCTCTAAAGTAATTGGCATGTTCAATCATCTCCTAATCTTAATTATTGGTTGTTGAAAACCTTTGATTTAGTGCATCTAAAAGAGTGCTAGGCTCCCCACCTGATTGCTTTTGATGCTGCCCCGTTGTGAATTTGATCCCTGATCCTTGCTGATGCTGCTGTTGTTCTGTCTCAAACAAATATGAATCACTTTCTTTGATTGCTTTTAATTGCTCCTCTAAACCTAAAAGCTTTTCTCCATCTAGCTTGATTGCTTCCTTGTTTAGCAGGGCTTCAACTGCCTTTGGATTTTTAGCTTTGGCACCAGAAAGGGCTTCCTTTAAAGCAAAATCAAAAGCCTGCTGATCCAGCTTGGCCTGATAATCAGATGCTGTCTTTTTGTTTAACTCAGTCAGATCGTTAATTTGTTTAGTGAGCTCTTCGTTACCAGCCGCCTTTATCTTTAAGTCAGACAACTGTTCGTCACGATCTTTAAGCTGTTTCTTAAGGTCCTTATTGTCATTGTTCACCTGGTCGAACTTTTCTTTCGGAAACCAATTGCCGTCAGAAACAATAGCAATTTTGTTTTCCCCTGCTTTCCGAATGACCTGGTTATATAAGTCCTCCCCCAGTAACTCTTTTAAATCCATCCTTACCGCTCCTTTTTAATGTTTTTTAGCGTGTCACACCTCACGCAAAGGTTCCGTTTCTTTATAGCGTCTAACCCTTAAAAAGACACATAATAAAAAGCCTTAACCGAAATAGTTAGGCTCCTTTGGTTTCTTTAATTCATTAATTTCTTCTTGCATCTTAATCATGTGTAATGACATGTTATCGAGAATGTTATTTTGTTCCTCAACCTTCTTTTTTAGGTCTTCGAATTCTTTTTTTGATACCCACATTAATCAATCTGCTCCCTTTGATAATGACGGCCCCGCCCAGTAGCAGCAATAAACTCACGCATAGTAGCCTGACGCTCTCTCACCCTCTGTTTTGCCATTTTAATTCCAAAATCATCACCGATGGCACTCATCATATTGAGTTCCCTCTTTGCCTGGCGAATACGCCTTTCCAGATAACGTTGCTGCTGGCTTTGCTCATATACTTTACGGTTTTCTTCAGCTGGGTAAGATTTGTAGGTCCGTTTTGTGATCCCTTCAATAAAGGGATACTTTACATGCCTGCAATTAATGCCAAAAAGCCCGTCTGGTTCTCCATAACTTGTAGATGAGAGAGAAGGGTATTTTGGATGTCTGCGGCTTCGTGAGAAAATTCTTCCTTGGTACTTAGCACACTTTGGCCTGGCTCCTGAATGGCTGCTAATTTCAACTAGATCAGCCCCGTATTCATCCATCCTGGTATCTTGCATGTCATTCGCCACGTTATTGCTCATAGAACGAACCACAGCGTTGATATAGGCTTCTGTGGACCATTGCCTTCCCGCCTTATCTATCAGCGCAGGAACGCCCTTTTCTGCCCATTTCCTTGCGGTTTCCCTGAGAGCTTCTTGTGGAGTTGACGTTCCGGCCAGGACTTTCCCGACTGTTTGGTTAATGATGTCCAAATAAATCTGCCTGGACTGGTCTAACAATGTGGAATTAACAAGGTTAAAAGTTTCCTTGGCCTGATTTTGATAAGAGATAATAACAGCCTGCAGGGCATTACTTGAAGCAATGGCAGGGGCTTGTATCAGTAAGCCTTGCTGAACCGCTGCTGTGAGGCTACCCTCATTTTCATCCACTGCACTATATCCCGCTTCTTCCAGCATTTCTGTTACTGCATCAATAGATAGACCCGCATGCTTTGCGATGGTAATGATATTTCTCTGAGTAAGCGACTCTAACTGTGCCAGCTGCTCTGCCTGCCAAGATTGTATCCCATCCACTGTCAAGAGAGATTGGTGTTTCTTGAGCAAATTAGCTACATTCAGCAGTAATTCTTCTTCAACAGAGAGAAAAACTTCTACAACTGGCATGGATAACTGCTGCTGTTTGAGTGGATCCATTATTTAGCACCCTGATTCTGTTGGTTTACCAGTGCTTTACTTGCTTGATTATTTTGAGGTTGCCCCTTGTTCTTATTTATTCCAAAGAAATCAATCGCTTCAGCTGTAGCAGTTGCTTGTTCTGCCTGTATTTCTGCAAGCATTTCCTCAGCCTCTTTGTCAGTGAGACCATGTATTTTCATTAGTGCTTTCTTTTTTAATTGCAGTCCATTGGAAAGAAGCTTAATCTGCTCGTTAATATCCGCGTCTTTATCTTGAGCAATTGAATCATCAAAGGCCACGGATACTTCATATTTAGCTGGACGAGGAAAAACATTAAATGCATCGGCAATCTCTACAATGGCTTCCACAAGTTCCTGTATAGCCGCCTCTACATTTGTTTCATGGTCCTGTTTGGTCCTGAATGTCTCACTATTCTCAGAGATTACTTCAGTAGCTGTTTTTACCCCGGCACCGTCAAAAGTAAAGGTTCCCGCATTAAAACCAATCTGCATGGCGAGGATATTCAGAAGAGCATTAATTGAGGAGATATGCTCTTCTACCCGCAGCTGAACTGAAATGTCTTTGATTGCATCTGCATCCATGTCTCCAAGGTTCATAGCTTCATAAACTTCATCATCCGCATCAAAGTAACGGGTGATTTGTCCCGATACAGGGTCAACGGTAGTTTTTATTGCTGTCTCTGGAACAATAATCCGCTTCTTTCCTAGGGCAAACTCACGCTGGAAGCTATCAAAAGCGATATCAAGAGATTTAAGTGTATCCAAAGCATTAGCAAAAATTGAAATCCCTAACGGACTATTTGTATCAAAGTTGTTAGCGATATTCGGTTTAAAGTAAACGAAAATTGTTTTCTTAATGGTATGAAAGATAATCTCTTCCTCCAGATCAGTAAACTGGGTAGATAAAGGTACTTTCACACCTATTTCGTTGTCAGCCTTGGATTCATACAACTCATTTCTAATCACATATTCTCCATCTTCCCAAAGGTGCCATTCAAGGTGAGTATAGCGCTTGTCTCCTTTTCTAAAAGTACTGACAAAAACACCTTCCGTAATTCTGAAATTATCCCAAGCTAAAGGAATGAAGCAGTCGGCAGTGGTGTATGAAATCTTAATTCTTCCACCTTCGAAGAAGGCTTTCATCACCATTCCGCCCAGGGCAAACCCATATTCCAAATAACGCCGAAACTCTCTATTAAACCTATTTTCTTTCAGAACTTCCTTTATCGTTTTCTCTAGAGATTCCTCAGAAACGTTGATTTCACACTTTTCATTAAAAATGAGAGTAGCCATTTTTTGAGAGGCGACTTTCGCCATCCTCATGGAAGCTCTTTTCCGCTGCTTCATTCCATTTAAGGTCATATAGGATGTGTCATGCCAATCTTTGTAATACCCAGCATAAATGTCCTTCCACATTTCGATACGATCATACATTTCATCACTTACAGGAATCTCTTTCTTGTCTGTTAGCTGCTTAATTCCTTTGATAAGATTCATTTTGTACATCACCTGCCTTATGCGGGCCAGCATGTTTTTAAACATCGGTTGTCACCGCCTTAATATTTCAATCCGAGCTTCCTCAAATTATCCTGAACATAATACTGGAAGGCGTCACAAGTATGATCATCAATCTTGATGATTTTTGGATCATCACTCTGCAAAGTATCCGCATCCCACTGATACTTTTTATGTTCGGTGAGAAAAATCTCATTGGCTGCTGATTTAAGCACAAAAAAACGCCCCTGCGCTAATAAGTCCTGGACGTTGTCAATCATATCTATTTTCTTTTTCTTGGCTACTGGGTGAAGCCTGATGCCATAGTCTTTAAAGAACTGGTTCCGCAAAGCTCCCTCTGCAGAATCAATTGTTTGCATATCAAAGTGCCGATAATAGGTTTGCTGGATTTTATCCATCCACTCTTTTAAATCCTTTGAAAGCTCACTAGGAGCCTTTTTAATAACTTTGTTTTCCGGACTATAGTAAAAAGTATCAAGTAAAAGCACATTCCGCTTTTTGGTAAATCCGAAGGCCAAGAACGTAGTAGCAGACACCTGATGCCCGGTATCAATAGCAATATCGATAAGAATTAAATCATCATCTTTTGGCATCTCATCGATTTCATGGAAGTGGTCCATATTGTACACCATGTCACCAAGACCAATAACCTCACCGGCATACATCCAGCGCCAGTAATCCTCATCGTTCTCTTTGTACTTCTCAATCTTCCGGATCATCTGCTCTGAAAGGAATCCTTTTTTATCATCAAGATAGGTTGAATGATGAATGAAATAATCAGGATCCCCTGCCTTAGTATCTAACCATTCATTAATCCATGAATAAGGATTCCTTGGCGGGTTATAGGAGAAATACACCTTAACCTCTTTCCCCTCAATCTCCTGACGAATGAATGTATCTTCCACAATATCAATATCCTCAACGCCAGCAAACTCCGCTGCTTCTTCATACCACAATGCTATGACATACCCTTTTGCTATTTTGGCTGACTTAATCTTCATGGGATCGTCAACACCGTAAAAATAAAAGGCTGTATTGGTGGCCTTATGACGAATTATGAGAGGAGATTTCCCAAAGTAAAATTCATCCTCCACACCCAACATGTATATGGCCCATTTAATTTGCTCGTAAATGGAAGTAGAAAGATATTTTCCAACTTTCCTTAAACAAACGACATTGCCGAGGTCATCTTCCAAAAAATCCACCACAAGCTTTAGACTAATCACTGAGGATTTCATAGAGGAACGTCCGCCCTTAGCGACTATATGAGACTGTTCAGCAAGCCAGAGGGAGTAGAAATTGACGTTCATTAAATCCATGATATTAATTGTTTTGATTGTCATTTTCTAACGCCTTTCTCATTGCCTCTTTGTCATTAACAATCACAACCTTGCTATCATCGCCACCCTCTTGTTTAATTTCGGCTTTCGTTTTCTCGATATTAGCCCGCATAAGTTCAAGTTTCATCCTGCGCTCATCATGAATGTGTACCATCTCATCAAATTGTTTAATAAGGGAACGCAGCTCCCCCATTGCCCTGGATTGAGCGTTTAAAAAGTTAGCATGCTTATCCCAAGCAAATTGATACTCCCATTCTCTTTCCTCAGATGAATTTGAGTCCTTTTTCTTTTTTAAGGCCTTTGTTATATCGTCTTTATTTTCAACAAACATAATTCTCTGCGCACGAATAATGGCAGCATATTGAATCTGTATTTGATCCCAGATTAAATCAGCTGTGGAATGCTCCTGCATCTGCTCCATAATTTCAATCGTTTCATCTGGGAGGAACTTCGAGAAAAAACCGTGGGTGACAGCATTGGAATTCCCTTTTGGAGCAGCCCCTCCTCTATTGCCTTTTGCATTAATATTCCCTTTAGGAGCACCCCGCTTTTTTGTGTGCACACTTTTTTCTTTGGGTGCACCTCTATTACGATTCCAGCCATATCGCTTTTTCCAGGACTTCACTGTATTAAGCGACACCTGATATTTCTCGGCAATGTCCTTGTATTTCATGCCTTTGACGTAATCTTTCTCCGCTTGTACATATTTCTCAACCATGCTACATCACCTGCCACCTCCTGATATTTGTGTTTGTTTTGGAACAAAAGAAAAAAGCACCCCGAAGGATGCTTTGATTGGAATTTACATTTTATTTTGATCCAATTTCTCAACTAATAAATCCATCTGCCTTAAGTACTCTAACTCCACATTACTATTAGATGGCTTTTCCGTAATTTCCTTGGCAAGTTTAAACAAAATTATTATAAATTCTTCATTATTCATTTGACTCCTCCTCTTGTGCAATCGAGTAGAGGGAAAATA